CACCAAACACCCAAAATGCCTGGGTCCTAGATTACTCTGCTCCAGAAGAAGATTTAAGGCTGAATTCGCCTGGGATTGCCGGCTGGGGGGTGGGGAGGTTTGTGACTGAGTTAATCGCTAACAAATTAAGCGCAACAGATGCTGCGCCAACAGCGGCTGGGTCAAAGTCACGCTTCTACACGATCACGAATTCTCACATGACAGTGAGCATCAAAAATGTTTCTGCTGTTCCAGTTCATTACGACATTTATGAGCTCATAGCGGCACAGAACATAAACAATGACAACATTCTCTACAACACTGGCTACAAGGCTTGGCTACAATGTTTGGCTGACACAAACACAATGGATCCTCTCACTGCGCCAACAACAAAGTTGCTGCCTAGTTTCGCAGGGGCTACACCATACCAGGCTACGACTTTTCAAAAGTGGTGGAAAATTCTCAAAAAGACAAGAGTGGTAATTGCGGCAGGTCAAAATGTAAATTTTGAGATATTTGGTGGAAAGGCTAAAATTAGCACAGTTAAACAAAATGGGCTATGGGCTACAAAGGGGCTAACCAAGGATTTAATTATTGTATCAAATCCTACATTTAATTCCGATACCGCTGCGGGTGTACAATCCACTATGGAGTGGACAAAGACCTATCATATTAAATTACCGGACATGCAGGGAACACAGACGTTCTACAGTAATGGACAGTTGGTTTAAGGGCCCTGCCGGGGAGCTACATAAACGGCTACCGCCGTTTGTTAAGGATAAGGCTGGGTTTTCCTGGGTGATAATTAGGGCTCCGGCCACCTCCGGCGAGCTCGGCGGAGGGGCCTCAGTGGTTAATAAATTTTTCAAATTGTTATTATATTCCATCGGTCTTGGCTAAGCCTAGACTGATCAGGGAGGAAGTTGGCAAATACTACTACGTGTGGGGGAGGAAACCGGATAGGCCGAGATTCATATTTCGTATTCAAAAAATATCCGTTTTTAAAATGCTCCATCAGTGAATAGGGTACCCTATCTTCGAAATCTCTACAGAGATCGAAAATAACAACAGGTTCACGATTATATGCATAAAAAATGTCTCCATGTCTGCCACCAGTAATCACATAGGCTCTTCTTCGGAGTCCTCCTGCGAAAGCCGATTTGCCACTTCCACCAACTGCATCAAAGTACCATTTAACTTCTCTACTGTTGCTGCAATCTTCCCAGAGTTCAGCCCACAATAATGTTTGCCAGTTGGGGTAGGGGACGTAGGGGTAACGGGCAATTTTTGCTTCTTCAAAGCGGGTTCGTAATCTAGTTTCGAATCGAGGGTATTTAGCTGCTACCAGAGGAAATTCATCCTCTACCTCTTCAGGAGAGAGAATTCTCGATCGCATAGTTTCAAGAAATACGATAAGGTCAACCCGTTTTCCCTTACCGACCATCTCTCCATAACACCAGGGCCCAGCTTCCTGTCCTTCAGCTTTTTCGCAATAATCTGACGCTTGCTGTGCTGTACCGCGCATGGGCTCCAAATGAATGGGGCCACACCCCAATAGAGCCTGCACTGGAGACAAAGCTCTTCTGGTCTTGAGCTGAACAAACCCTTGAAGGTGTGGGGTTCCTGACTCTCCTCGTTCGCCTTGGAATATAATGTATTGGAAAGACGGATGCGTTCTAAATGCTTTGAGCAGTTCGACATGTTCTTCAGTATAGTTATTTAGGGTGAAACACCAATTTTTGTTGGACATCAATTTTTTTTTGGAATGAGTATGTAAATTGTAAAGGAGGGGGGTAATACTGACCCCCTCCCAATTTATCCTTTTCACGAGTGGCTTGCGAAGGATCGACAAAGAGGCGTTATAAATCCGTGAGGGCTTAGCCTTGTAAGCCACAATGAGTCTCAAAAATTTAAACAAGTGGCAACTAGCAGGAAAAGGACTAGGCTGGGCTATTAAAAATAGGCAATCCATCAAAAACGTATTCACAGGAGCCAAACGAAAATTCGACGAATTCAACGAAGGTATGGCACGCATACGTAAGCGACGAAGAACGCTTCAAGGTTCAAGAAAGGCTATCAGACGCCCAACTATGGCCGCCAAAGGGCCTGGTGGCCGAGCTGGAGGAGGTCCCATTACACAATATCAAGACTACAATATCAGCCGAGGCAGAAAAAAGAAAACAAAACGTCAAGTCCAGTGGAAGAAGTTTGTTCGTAAAGTTGATAAAGCGGTTAAAGACAATGATCGGACACACACTATGGTGGAAGCACCAGACGTAAAATTAGATGTTACAGTTGGCTTAGGAGCACCAAACACCCAAAATGCCTGGGTCCTAGATTACTCTGCTCCAGAAGAAGATTTAAGGCTGAATTCGCCTGGGATTGCCGGCTGGGGGGTGGGGAGGTTTGTGACTGAGTTAATCGCTAA